ACATCATCGCCGAATATCCGGATTTGAACGATGAATCGCGTGAATTGCTTGAATCGGTGTATCAATGTTTAATCATGTCGCGTGCGTTGTTGCGATACCTTGACCGACAAACGGACATGATTCAACGCCGTGTCAAACATCGCATCGGAAAAATGTTGCCGCCGTCATATTACGTGATGCACGCATTGATTCCGGAATTTATCGGTGATAAACCGGCATCGGCACGATTCACGGCATTGATGAAACAATATGTCGATACATTGGCAACGCAAATGGCGTTGGTCGAATTGAACGACATCACCGACAATCAACCCGAATTGGACAAATAACGAAAACAACAACAAATTATTCACTCAAAAAACAAAAAACAATGAACATCAAATTTCAAAAACTCGCCCCGAACGCCGTAATTCCGACACGCGCACACGCAACCGATGCCGGATTTGACCTCACCGCGACATCGCGTCATTTCGATGAATAAAACGCCGTAAAACGCAAGGAAAATGATTCTTTCAATTATTGCATTGTGCATAAACATCACCGCATCGGTCATGAATTACATCGTTGCACGCCGTAACCGGAAACGTGCCGATGCACTTGCCGCCGCCGAACGTGACCGGGAATCGAAACGAACGCCGCGAACATATCGCATTGACGTTGAAATGCTCGACCCGACACGCATCGCCGACCCGGAATTGCGACACGCCGTCATCATTCGCCGGTTGATGTCGAATTACTGCCCGAATTAATAAACATCAAACAAAACATTATCACGAAACGAATATCACATCACCCCCATGACAATGAGAAAAAACAAAATCACAATCATGTTTTCGCGTTTGTTCCCAACGACACATTCACGCCGTGGCGAACACACACATTTCATCGAAAACGTGATGACCGGCGATAAAATTCACACGATTCGCCGTCAATATGACCGTTGGCGTGTCATCGCCGACAAAACCGCCGCACGTCCGTACACAATCGCGTTGTGTCAATGGGCGGCAACACCGCGCCGTTCGCGTTATCATCAAGTTGCGGCAATCAACGCCGTCATCGGCGTGCAACACGTGCAAATGTTGTATTTCGCAAACACCGACAACATCATCGTCACGGTTGACGGCACAGACGTTCCGGTCGATGAAATCGCACGAAATGACGGTATGTCGGTCACGGATTTCAAAGAATGGTTTTTCGGTCGTAACCGCACCGAAAACGATGAATTTAACGGTTGCATTATTCATTTCACGGATTTCCGTTATTGAACACGAATGAAACCGTTCTCGCGCACGCATCATTATATTCAACATATAACGATATAATTATATATAATATAAATATAATAATACTCAATAATTCAATTTATACGTATGGCATCATTAAATCAAGTTCAACTCATCGGTTACGTTGGCGATGAACCGAAAAACATCGCAACGCGCACCGGCAAATCAATGACATCGTTCACACTCGCAACAACGGAACGCGAGGTCAAACGTCCGGACGGCACGGTCATACCGGAACGCACCGATTGGCACAACATCGTTGTGTTCGGTCATTCCGCCGATTTCGTCCGTCAATACATTCACAAAGGCGCACAAATGTTCGTGCAAGGCTCGATTCATCAACGGCAATTTAACAAAACGGACGGCACACGCGGTTACACAACCGAAATCACCGCCGACATCGTTCAATGGTTAGACCGCCGTCCGTCATCATCGGCACAACCAATCGCCGCAACACAACCAATCGCCGCACCGATGCCCGGAAACGGAAATGACGATTTACCGTTCTGACAATGTTACACGCCGAATCACAATTACAACGCGCGTGTGTCAAATGGTTCACGTTGCAATTCCCGGATATTCGTCCGTTGTTTTTTGCCGTGGGTAACGGCGGAAAACGTAACCGCATCGAGGCGGCAATCATGAAAGGCGAAGGCGTTACCGCCGGCGTTGCCGATATGTTGTTGTTATACCCGAATAATCGTTTTCACGGTTTATGTATCGAGTTCAAAACCGCAACCGGTCGGCAAACCGATTCACAACGAACGTTTCAACGCCTTGTTACGAAAGCCGGGTATCATTACATCGTCATTCGCGATATTGAATCATTCATCGCCGAAATCAAAGATTATATTTTCAACGTCAAACACGCGAAAAATGAATAAATGTTGCGAATGAAAAAATTTTGTCACGAAAGAGTACCCAATAGGTACTCTTTTTTTATTATCTTTGCAGTTGTGCAACGTTGCATATCATTGATTTATGTTCGCAAAATCCGATGTCGATGTTGCACTCAATAAAAACATCACGACAAACATCAACGCAAAACGTATGGAACAAATCGATGAACAAATCCCGAAATTCGACACATCGCAATTTACGATGTTGCCGTTGTCGCGCATCGAACTGAACACCGGACAATTGCCCGGTTTGCCGGAAAATCCGCGCGGCATCAAGAAAAACAAATTTGAAAAGCTGAAAAACAACATCGCGCGTTACCCGGAAATGTTGGTTGCGCGTTCGTTGTTGGTGTACCCACTCGATGACCGCGATGATGCGAACACGCGATACATCATAATCGGCGGTAATATGCGTTACCGCGCAATGTCGGAATTGAACATGACCGATGCACCGTGTTTTGTGATACCGCGATGCGTACCGGTTGAACGTTTGTGTGCATATACAATCCTCGATAACGGCGAGTTCGGCGCATGGGATTGGGATTTGCTCGCAAATCAATGGGACGATGATTTATTGAATAATTGGGGCGTTGACCTACCCAATAAATCCGGCGGTGATGCCGCTGATTTGTCCGACCGTATCGACACCGAATTTAAGATTGAAATCGATTGCGGCGATGAATCAACGCAAGAAGAATTGTTTAACGAATTTCAAGAACGTGGTTACAAATGCCGACTTTTGACATTATAAGACAAGCGACCCCGACCGAATCATTCCGTGTGAAATCCGTCATGGGTCAATACGATTTGCAACAATCGAACACCGTTGAACATTTTGTCGGTTCGATTGATTTGCCCGAACATTGGAATATCGGTTTAATTGTCGGTCGTTCCGGTTCGGGTAAAACGACAATTGCGCGTGAATTATTCGGCGATTGCATCGTGTCCGGATATGATTACACACACGACAACATTCTCGATGATATGCCGCCGGGTGTATCGGTCAAGGACATCACACGAACGTTGACCGCCGTTGGATTCAGTTCCCCCCCCTCGTGGATGAAACGTTACGATGTATTGTCGAACGGCGAAAAAATGCGTTGCGACATCGCGCGTGCAATACTCGAAAATCGTGATATGTTCGTATTCGATGAATTTACATCGGTTGTTGACCGCAACGTTGCGCGTGTTTCATCGTTGGCGATTCAAAAAGCGATACGCCGACAAAATTCGCGTTTCATCGCCGTTACGTGTCATTACGATGTGCAAGATTGGTTGATGCCGGATTGGGTGTTCAATACCGATGACATGACGTTTCAACAACTCGATGTTGAAGCGCAAAAAAAAAATCGACCCGAATTGCGAATCGACATTTACGAAACAACACGGAAAGAGTATTATTGGAACGTGTTTCGCAAGCATCATTATTTGAGTCATTCGTTCAATCACGCGGCACACGTGTATCTTGCAACGTGCAACGGCGATTTATGCGGTTTTTGTGCCGTGTTGCCGTTTCCGCACCCATACAAACGCGACACGTGGAAAGAACATCGAACCGTTGTGTTTCCCGATTATCAAGGCGTTGGTATCGGCACGGCGTTCACGAACGCAATCGCGCAATATTACGCCGACAACGGCAAAACATACATTTCAACGACATCGAATCCGGCGATGATATTCGCACGCGCACATTCGCCGTTTTGGCGTACAACGCGCATCGGTCGTGCCGGACGCGGTTCGTTGAACGGCAACATTCACAACAAAACGGTCAAAGGTTCAACCTCGGCGAATCGCGTGACCGTATCATTTGAATACATACCCCAACCCCCGAAACAACAAAAACCGTAATGCGATATGGCTGAATTTTATCCCGATGTCCGCAAATCGTTTTCGCCGTTATTCATCAAAAAACCGAAGTACACGCCGGAACAAATCGCGGACGAATTTGAAAAATACATCGAAGACCTCAAACGTAACCCGATTGAGGTCGAAACCGATTATCGCCGGCAAGCCGAAACAACCGGTCGTGTGTCGCAATTGCGCATCGTCAAATATCCGCGACCGCCAAAGGTGTTGGATTTCGTGCGCCGTTGGCTCGGCATGACGCATCAAGCTTGGTATCAATTGCCGACACGCAAACGCGGCAAGGATTACGAAACCGTCATCGAGGCAATCAATCAATATTGCGCCGATGTCAAGTTTGACGGCGCGGCGGTCGGCATATACAATGCGCAAATCATCGCGCGTGACCTCGGTTTGCGCGACAATATCAACGTATCGAAAGGCGATGATGAATCAATGTCGTTGGACGATATTAACGCCGAAATTGCACGGCTTGAAAAATTGCAAAATCAATGACAAACGAACATCATGACACAATTGTCGGAACGCGATACAAAACGATTGATGATGTTGCGGCGCAAACGGTTACAACTCGAAGCACCGCAACAACTCGCGTCATTTTTATGTTACACGAACCCGAAATATCATGTCGAATGGTTTCATCGTATCATTGCCGATGCGTGTCAACGTTTGTTTGAGGGCGAAATTAAAAATCTCATGATATTCGTACCACCACAACACGGCAAATCCGAAATCGTATCACGCAATTTTCCGGCGTGGGCACTCGGACGCGACCCGAACATCAAAATTGCCGGGTGTTCGTATTCTGCCGACC